GGCCGAGTTTCTCAACGCGCTGGCGCATGGCGAGCGCAAAATGAGCGTGCGCAGTGGACACGGCACGGGCAAGTCTACGACCGCTAGTTGGGCTATGCTTTGGTTTGTTTTGCTGCGTTTTCCGAACAAGGTTGTGGTCACGGCTCCCACGTCTGGCCAGTTGTTTGATGCTTTATTTGCCGAGCTTAAGCGTTGGATTAATGAGCTGCCGCCGCAGTTAAAGGTGTTGCTTACGGTTAAGTCAGACAGGGTTGAGCTAATGGCTGCTCCGAGTGAGGCGTTTATTTCAGCCAGAACAAGCCGTGCAGAGACGCCTGAAGCGTTGGCTGGGGTACACTCGGAAAATGTGCTGTTGGTTGTGGACGAGGCTTCTGGTGTGCCTGAGAAGGTGTTTGAGGCTGCTGCTGGCTCGATGTCCGGCCATTCCGCAACTACGATTTTGTTGAGCAACCCGACACGCTCATCTGGCACGTTTTACGAAAGTCAGACGCGCATGGCGAAAAGCTGGTGGACTAGGCGCTGGTCTTGCGTTGATAGCCCGCTTGTGTCTGACGAGTTTGTTGACGAAATGCGCATGCGGTATGGCGAGGACAGCAATGCGTTTCGCATTCGCGTGCTTGGCGAGTTTCCTATGGCGGATGATGACACAATTATTCCGTTTCACTTGGTTGAGAGCGCTATTCGCCGTGACATTGAGGTTGCGCCTGACGAAAAGCCTATTTGGGGCTTAGACGTGGCTAGATTTGGCGCGGACAAGACTGCGCTGTGTAAGCGGTATGGTAATGTTGTGACTGAGATTACGTCATGGCAGGGCTTGGATTTGATGCAGACTGTCGGGCGTGTAATGGCCGAATACGAAGGCTTGTCGCCTTCTATGCGGCCAAAAGAGATACTTGTTGACAGTATTGGCGTTGGCGGCGGTGTGGTTGATAGGTTGCGCGAGCTTGGCGCGCCTGTGCGTGGTATTAATGTTGGCGAGGCTCCTGCAATGGGCAATACATACATGAACCTGCGCGCGGAGCTTTGGTTTAAAGCAAAAGGTTGGCTTGAGGACAGGTCGTGCAAGTTACCCAATGACGATCAATTGCTGGCAGAGTTAACGTCAATACGTTACGGCTTTACGCCTGGCGGCAAGATGAAGGCTGAAAGCAAGGATGAGATGCGCAAGCGTGGGTTGAGGTCGCCCGACCTTGCCGATGCTTTGTGCCTGACAATGGCCAGCGATGCTGCAACTGCATTGTCTGGGTCTATGTCAACGTGGAAACAAGCTATCAAACGCAACTTAAAAGGTATTGCATGAAGCCAGTTCCATTTCACAAGCTGTCACCTAAGATGAAAAACATCCGCATGAACCAGTGGATCAAGACTTATATTGGCCGAGGTTTAAGTTTAGAGGATGCTCAGCACGCAGCAAGGTGGCGCGCTGGCCATTGGAAGCTAAGTGCGCGTATGGAGAAGGTTCTAGCGGATATTGAGGATGTGTGATATGCAGCCTGCGTGGTATTATTAATTAAACTGTGCTAATGTGCAAAAAAGCTAGAGGATAATGATATGAAGCCATGTAAAGGTTGCCCCACCCCTGCCGCTTGTAAACGTGCTGGTACTTGTTTGTCTAGAAAATACGGAAAATAGGAGTCTTCCATGGGCGTTTTAGATTTTCTATCTGACTTATCAAAGGCTAGTAAAAAAGATGAGCTTGGCCTTGGCGGCATGCGTTCTCTGCTTGGCACACGCAACGCTGCGCCTGAAGGTAAGCGCGGGGACGAAATGATGGCCCGCACAGGAAGCGATAGTTTGCCGGGTTACTTTGATCCAAACACGCGTGAGTATGTTCCGTGGTACGTTGATTTGTTTGACGGCGGTGGCTTGAATAAGTCTGAGGGTTTGCTCAGCGATGCGCAGAAAGTAACTACTGCCGTTGATATGCTTAACACAAAACGCGCTCCTGTTCAGCGTGCAGGTCAAATGGCTCCGGGTTTGGGTAGTCAGCTTTCTGATATGGAAATGGCAAACCGTAATCGCGCTGCACAGATGGCACCGAGTTTAGGCAGTCAGCTTTCTGATATGGAAATGGAAAACCGTAATCGCGCCTCTCAAGTGGCACGCAATGATGCGATTTATTCTGCAAGAGTCCAAGAAGCCCATCAGGCGCAGTTCAATGCTATGTCTAATCAGAGAGATCCTAGATTATATTCCGCATCTACAGGATACGCCCCCGGCGCAATGACTAAAGAATTTTTGGATAAAAAAATAGACTTGGGTGCTGCGGGTTATGGTCCTATGGGTCAAACTACGCAGCCGCCCATGATGCAACATCCAGCGTTCCCGCAGTTTGTTGACATTATGAAAAGAATGGGAAACGAGTCTGTGCTGCAAGACCCAAGCCAAGCATCATTCGTATTTAATAATTATCTCAAACAGATAGGTTATTAATAATGGCAATCACAACTTACGCAGAGCTGCAATCCAACATCACGGACTTTCTCAACCGTGATGATTTGGCGTCGGTTACGCCGACATTTATATCGTTAGCTGAGGCTAACATGCAACGCCAAGTGCGTCACTGGCGGCAGGAAAAGCGCAGCACTGCGGAGCTTGACACGCAGTACAGCGCAATCCCTGCTGACTTTCTTGAGGCCATTCGGTTTTACATTACGTCGGGCGAGACGCGTCCGCTTGAGTTAATTAGCCAGTTTCAGTTGCTTGACCGCAAGTATAAGAGAGCCAACACCAGCGGCGAGCCAGCTTACTACGCAATTACTGCCGGTGAGATTGAAATATTCCCTGCGCCTGATGGCACTTACACTGCCGAACTATATTACAACGCGCGCATTGAGCCTTTGACCGACAGCAATACATCTAATTGGATGTTGGAATACTTTCCTGACGCATACTTGTATGGCTCTCTTATACATTCTGCGCCATATTTAAAAGATGACTCGCGTTTGCAAATTTGGGCGGCTTTGTATCAAAGCGCGATTGATGCTATAAATATGTCAGGTGAGAAAGCTAAATTTGGCGGATCAGGCCGTCGCATGAAAATAAGGGCTTACTAACATGAGTTTTTCAGACACATTTGAGACCACAGTTTTAACTTGGGTTTTCACAAACAGCAGCGCAACCCGCCCAACTGAGTGGCATATTGCGCTTTACACTGCTTCGCCGTCCGATCCCGGGGGCGGAACTGAAGTATCTGGCGGCGGTTATGCGCGTCAAGCTGTTACGTTTACTGTTTCTGGCAACACTGCCTCAAACAATGCTGCGATTGAGTGGCCAGTTGCCACGTCGGCTTATGGCACGGTTACTGACGTTGGCGTGTTTGATGCGTCTACTGGCGGCAACCTAATTGCTTACGCAGCGCTGACCACCAGCAAGGCAATTGACACGGGTGACGTGTTTAGGCTCCCATCTGGTGATCTTGACGTTACACTTGACTAATGGCTGAGTATCGTTCTGGCTACGGCAGGGCTACATACGGCTCGTATAACTACGGGCTGGATGGTTTTGTCACTGACGGCGCTGGCACAATTATTATTACGATAACGACGGCTGCCGCATCGGTTCGCGTTAGATTAGACGCATCTATTGTTGTAGGCGTGTCTGCGACCTCATCTGAGGCCGTTAGAGTGCGTGAAGCGTCCGCGTCTAGCGCAACGTCATCCACAACTGCATCTAACGCCCAGCGCGTGCGTGAGAGCGATGCAGCATCAGCTTGCGCTTCATCTACGTCTGCCGCGTGTAATCGCGTCCGCACTGCTGACGGCTCGATTGCCGCTGCGTCAGCCACTAGCTCCGACATGGTTCGCGTTAGGCCAACTGCGGCGGAAATATCTGCTGCATGTAGCGTGTCGGCCAATGCTGAAGCGATATATATCAGCAGCGCTGACATTGCCTGCGTTATAACATCTGTAGCAACGTGCAACCGGGTTCAGTCGAGCAGTGCTTTAATTAGCACTCTTCTGAGTACGACTTGCAATGCTGTTAAAAAGTGGGAGCCAATCCCAGAAACACCTGAAGTTTGGACTGGTGTTGATCCGTCAAGCAAAGTGTGGCAATATGCAAGCAGCACGCCAGAAAGCTGGTCGGCTGTTCCCCCTACATCAACGGACTGCACCGCCGCCTCGGCTTCGAGCGAAACTTGGGCTGACGCCGCATAAGGCTGACGCCAAACAGGCTGACGCCGCATAGGAGAATAACATGGCTGACACAACCACAACTGCGTATGGCTTAACGAAGCCAGAGGTGGGCGCATCCGAGGATACTTGGGGCGAAAAGATCAACACTGATCTTGATACGTTAGATTCGGTTGTAAATGCGATTGGCGGTAAGACTGCTGCTGGTACGTTGTCGTATGCAGATAGCGCGAAACTGGCGACGACTGCTGGCGGTGTGACAGTTACCGGCTTGACAACAACGACTGATTTAACAGCCACAGGCACAACGACTTTAGCTGGAGCAAGCACAACAGCTGATGTAACCTTCGGTGACAACGACAAGGCCATCTTTGGCGCTGGGTCTGGCCTTCAGATTTACCATGATGGGTCTAATGGTTATGTTGAGGATACTGCCACTGGCAGCTTAATACTTAAAGGTGCAGATGTTGTTGTAAAAGACAGCAGTAATAATGACATTGCAAAATTTCTTAATGGTGGTGCTGCACAGCTAAGATATG